CTGACCGCTTAATTTTGGTAGATAATCCACCCCTTTTGATTTAATCGCATCACTGCCATTAAATGAATCTCTAATTCTTGACCACTGGTCACTCGCCTCAACGTAATACGGATGCTTGCTTTCAATTCCCATTTTTATCTCCTTATAGTCCAATAACTCGTGCCAATTTTGGCTTTCCTTTTCTCTTAATCATTGGCTGTAGTGCGTACCGTAACGCGTCTATATAGTGATTATGTGCGTCAACTATTGTCGGTAATATGTCCTCACTCAGCCGGTCTATCTTGTAACTGTATTTAACGAATTCACTCGCCACTTCCATACAGCGTGTGTGAATATGTATCTTTTTAAAACTCCTTAAATGCTCAATGCCGTCTTCAATTGAGCCTGACCATTTATGTACTGACTCTATCCTGTAACCTTGCCGCCTGACAAAGCTAATACTTTCAGGTCGTGCTGAGTCAGCTCTAATGACGTAATCCTTAGCATTCGGGATAGTATCAATCAACTTGTACGTCAGGTCTAACTCAACTTGCTTACCACCTGCTTCATAGTCGATATATAAATCATTCTCAACAATAAAACATCTTAATACTGCTGTTGGGTCTTGTGAAAAACCCCAATCCAATCCGTAGTAATACACAACACTTGATGGTGAGTCAAAGTCCTCAACGACGTACTTATTCTTGAATATTTGAGCGTCTGAAGCTGTCTTACATTCACCTTCCCAAATATGGAGATAATCGTCATAATCTATCTCCTTTTGGTATTCCATTTCTGTTCTTAATTCTTTACTAAAGAATTTGTTATCCCAATAATTAACTCTTACTGTTATCTGATTAGGTCTTTTATTAATAACAAAACGCTGATAAGTCGGATCTGTCTCTAAATTTGGATTAAAACTTAGCCATATCTCAGAACCCTCTTTTCGGATGGTAGGAATTAACACATCATACGATTCATTAGAAATACGTAACACCTTCTAAACTTTTGATTTTCTGAGGGTCATGCTTTAATCCATGAAAGATAAATTCAGTGCCATTCTTTCCTTTAATGGAGTCTCGTGTAATACTATAAAACCCATTTAATTTATTGTTCTCGATACAAGTACACAAGAGTTTATGAACCGACTCTCGTATTGAACCCTGAATCTCACGAGTACACAATATGCGCTTCTTTTGTTGCGCGCCTATCACTAATAACGCTAAGGAAAAACCCCATGACTTACCCCCACCTCGTCCACCTAGATATGCTTTATATCTTGCTGGTTGGAATAAAGGTTTGAATGCCGTCTGAATTTTTAAACTCATTCAGGTTCTACAAATTCAACCACTAAATTAAAGTCACCATCTATCTCCAACTCTTGACGCTCTATATAACCACTACCTTTACCAATTGTTCTTAAATAAAACTGAACAGCTTTAAACCTAACAGCCTCGTTCTTACTACGCATTAACGAATGTAACCCCTCTTCCGCTATATCAATATTTTCTTCTTTTATGTCTTTGAGTTGCTCAGGATCTTTTAACGCTCTTTTTCTAACACCTTGTCTCGTAACATCTACATCAAGTTCTTTTTTAAAAAGTCTAACGGCTCTGGCATAAATACCAGCACTCTCTCTTAATATTTGCCAAAATTGTGAATCGCTGATTTTCATTATTGACAACCTTTGTTAATTCTTAATCAAGTTTAAAAATTCATGTCTGGTGTTCATATCCTGCTTAAACGCACCAATCATTTTAGAAGTTGTTGTATGTACATTATGTTTCTTAACTCCCCTCATAGCCATACACAAATGCTGTGCCTTTAGAATTACACCAACACCTAAAGGGCTTAATTCTTCATTCAGCCTTTCAGCGATTTGAGTTGTTATTCTTTCTTGATTTTGAAAGCGTCTTGTATATAGTTCTACCGTTCGTGCTAACTTAGATAATCCAACGATACGACCGTTTGGAATGTAAGCGATATGAGCCACACCAAAAAATGGCGCTAAGTGATGTTCACATAATGAATAGAAAGGTATATTTGTTTGAACAATCATTTCGTCTGTACCTTCACCGTCAAAAGTGGTGAAGTTAAATTCATCCGGAGACAGGAACTGACTTAAGAATTTGATATACCGTTTAGGTGTATCTTTTAACCCTTCACGATTGCCATTATCAAAGTATTGAATAACTCGAGCCATGTGTTGCTCTATATCTTTATCACCGTCTTCTTCCCACGGGAATTTAAGCCAATCTGTAATACCTTCTTTTTGTTTATCATATAAACCAATAAAGGGCTTGCCGTATCTGCTCATATAAGTGTTTTTTGTAGCACCTGAGTCAATTAGGTCATCAATGATAATATCAGCTTCTTCTGGCGAATCTACGGGGTTTAAATAGGACGCAATAGCTTGTCCGCCTCTTGGAACTCCGTAATATTTTAGTTTTGGGTCTAAATTTAAGTCTTTAATCTTGTTTTTAATATTCGACCAAGTTATATATATTTGTCTCATAACACCCCCCACACCTTATGTGATTGTAAGGACAATTTCCATTGTGGATTTTGTCTACATAGTTCAATACAATGATTTAAGTTTTCCGAGTTAATTTGAAACCCGTCTGAATGAGGACTTAACCAATAATGTAACGCTTTAATACTTGGTTGGGGTATTTCTTGTCCTGCATGTCTAACGTATTTCAATTCATCAACTGTTTTAAAATTCTTTTTTACAACGTGTTCTCCAACCTTTGGAGATACTGCTACAAAATCCAAACCATTTGGAACAGGGTTTAATCCGCTTGTTTCTATTGCTTGATAGAATCCTTTACCTTTGAACCACATTACCATTTCAGTCGTTAACTGGTCAGTAGGCTCGCCACCAGTCCAAGTTATTTCATTACACCCGTTAGCGTTAAAATTAATCCATGTTAATATTTGCTCTAAACCCCACTCCTTTCCTGATTCAAATTCAGTATCACAGACAATGCCTTTTTTGAAACAAGCGTGTTTAGCCTTACAGCCTTGTAAACGAATAAAAATAGTTGGCGTTCCAATTCTTAACCCTTCGCCTTGCAGCGAATAAAAAATTTCACTAATATTTAATTTCATAAGCCGCCGAACATTTTCTTGTTTCATCAATTACACATTTAATAAGCTTACAACCAGTGCCTTCTAATTGTTTTGGTGCTATAACTTCTACTAAGTGTTGCGCCATATTCTCTGCTGTTGGATTGAAATAAGTTTCAACAATATCATTTGGCACTAACGCGGTCATTTCTTTGATTAAAGGGTCTTTTTCCCACATTAGAAATTTATGATCGTAATTAACCTCCAGCCATTCGCATAATTTTTCTTTAATAACTGAAAAATCCATAACCCTGCCAAGCGAATCAAGCTTGTCTGTTGCTACGGTAAAGTGAAAACGATAATTATGACCATGAATATGTGCGCATTTATTTTCATGTCCGGACACCCTATGTCCAGTGCTAATATCGTGGTATCTAGTTGCGGTAATCATAAATAGTATCCTTTGATAGTTTCATTATGTGATATGTAATTTCCTTGACCTAATCTATTGTTATAAAAATCACTATCTACTATGTATTCTTGCTCATAGATTGTTTTAATGTTTTTAGGCAATAATGCTTTGAGTTGTTCGGTAGTTCTAAAATATTTAAATTCATTAAGACTATTTTTGTATTTCGAAACAAGATCATTATTTTCAAACTGAATAATCAACGTATGTTTTGAATTTATTGTTTCAAATAATTGAATTACTTCATAATCAGTTAGATAATGTAGAACATATCGAATAATTACTAAATCGTATTGTTCTTTATGCGTTAGAATATTTTCAACTCTATCGGGATTTTTGCTTTTATCTTTATCAATGGTTATGATATTAGGGATAAATTGTTTTAATAACCCATTAGCACCACCAAAGTCAGCAACGTTTTTTGGAATATTAATTTTGTTTAAAATGTCTTTAGTGCTATCGTGATACATGAATTGCGATACCTTGTCCTTCCATGTTCCGAACTTTAATCCGTTGTCTTCTTTATAGATATTCATTTGCATACTCTTGAAATTTAATCCATTCTTTAAAATTATGTTCTGCGGTTTGCTGAGTGCGAACGCGTGTGTTTTCTGGTTTTTTATATTTTGATAAATTTGTTCCAGTAAATTTGTACAACGCTCCAAATCTATTTCCACTTAACCACGAGGTAGAATCAACCGAATAAAATGGTATTTTTTTTAGCATATCTATTTTTGTATAACCAAGACCGTGAACCTTGGTGTTCTTTTGATTAGCATATATAACCATTTTTCTTAATTTTTCTGGTTGTTGTCGTGTCCACTTACTTTCGTACATTCCAGAAGCGGAAATAGCAATGTAATTGTATTTATCACAAAGCATTTTGTAATAATCAATGCCTAATCTTTTATGAAAGACTGGTATTGATTGTTTTTGTGTTTCTTTTTCAATTCTGTTTCTAATTTTTTCAGTTTCTTTAATACCGATAATTGAATACAAATCAAGTTCAAAAAAAAACTCAACCTTATGTGTGTTTATAAAATTAATATACTTAGTCACATAATCATTCCAATCCACTTCCTTGCCACCGAAAAAACTAAATGCTCCACTATCCAGTAAAAATCCTTTGTATTTATGAATTACTTTGGCTTCATGTGGTGCAATATCATAAAACGTGTGTAAACGATAAAAATCATATTTACCCCACTTCATCCACAATCGTTTTTCCCAGCCACCACCAGCTAAAAATACTTTCACGTTTTTAATAAATCCCAAACAATAGACTCTTTACTGCCTTCAAAATTTGCAAATAACTCAAGCACTTCAGGGTATTCTTCATCGCTGTATTCTAAGATAATCTTGTTAGTATTTTGTTTTTCAGTTGTGTCATCTTCGAAAAAATCATTTAAATCTACCTCCGAGGTATCCCATGCTTTAAGACCCCATTCGTCAAGCTCTTCTGTATCCCATTCGGTAGATAATAAATTCCAATCCCATTCACCAGAACCTACGTTATCTTTAATAATAAACTCACGTTGTTGATCTTTTGTCAGGTCTCCTGCTTTAATCACTGGCACTTCTTTTAGTCCTGCATCCTTACAAGCCTTAAGACGCATATTGCCACCAAGCACCACCATGTCGTCATTAACCACAATAGGACGTATTTCAAGCATTTGTGGAAAGTCTTTAATTGATCTAACCAGCTTCTCTAGTTTTTCGTCTTGTAAAACTCTAGGGTTGTTTGGGTTGCGCTTAATAGCGCTTAATTTAGTTAATGTTGTATTCATTTCAGTGAATAAACGCCTTTATGACCATCAAATGCGGTTTCTATCTCATAACCAGCAGAACGTAATCTACATACCACTGATCGTAAAGCGCTAATTGAATAAAGACTTTTCGCTTCCTTAGAAGTTAGCGTTTTATTCTTCTTTAAATGCTCAAGTACCGCCTTTGCTTGTGTGTTGGCTTTAGGTGAGCAATTGCTAAAAGCTACATAAATATAATGACCCATCGCGCCAATTACCGCACCCATCAAAACAACTATTAATTCAATCATTTATTTCCCCTTGGTTTCGTTTATTAGATAATTTACTTCTTGTAAAATTTGTTCGTATTTATAAGTTTCAGTAATTTGTTTTGCTTGTTTAATACCTTGTTTTGCCATTGTTTTAATTGACTTCAACTTAACTACACACTCTTCCATTGAATGAATCATGGCGCTTTAACTCCCATTGCTTTGTAATAGATGTCTGAAGGGTGTGGCAAAATAATAGATAGTCGTTCAGCACAAAATCTATCAACCTCTGCTAGATAATTTGAAAACTCAGCAACCTTTAGACTTTTTGTTTCTTTCAAACTACTAACCTCCTTCCCATTAAAACCAACTGTTACGTCATAACCCAACAATTCTTCAACTAAAGCCTTATGTGTCTCATGTTTTGAATAACCCAGCTCCTGTCTAATGTATGTATCCACCCATAGAAAGTACAATTCATTCTGAGCCACACTGCGAGTAAGCTTATCTTCAGATATAGAAACTATCGCTTTAGTTACATCATGTGAGCTAAAAAAGTCTCTACAAAGCATTTGTAATGGGTGAGCCTTACCCTTGTTACGCTCTATCACTATCTTCAAAGCAAGCCCTTAGCTACCATACGAATCTGAGTTCTTATCATTGCCCTATAACCTTCAAGCTCAAGCCACTCTTTTTCAATAGTATGAAACTCTCTTCCGTCATACTTGGAATGACAATTGAAGCATCCATAAAATCCTTGAAAATCCATCATTTTTTGACCCATACCACCACCGCTTAAATGACACAAAACAACCGTGTTATTTTCAACACCCGAATAGCAACCTTCCAATCTCAACTGGCAAGGTTCACCTCTAGCTGATTCAGTTAATTTGCTCATTTTTTATTAATCACAATCCCAGCCATTAATTC